TGGCGAGTGGTACGACTGGGGGTTCTTCAAGTTCAAGGCGCACAAGAAAGGCACCGTCCACTTTGAGTTCAAGGATCCCGAGGTGTGGGCTGCATTGAATGCTCGCTACGCTCGAATCAAGGGCCAGGTGCTACCTGAAACCTTTCGCAGGCCGAAGTCAAGGCGACGCCAGGGGGTGGCGGCATGAGCATCCGAATCTCGATCTCCGGCTTTGTCGGCATGCGCCTCGCAGTGCCGGATCACACCCTGCTGGATTATCTCGACTTGGCCGTGATCACGCCAGAGCCTGGCATCGTTGCCACATCGGCACTGACGCAACGGTGGAATTGCAGTCAGTCAACGGTCAGCCGCCGCATGGCTGCCGTCGCTGCCGCCGGCCTTGCTGAGATCACCAGCGCCTATGGCAACTACCACGTGCATTGGCTCAAACATGCTCAATCCTGATCCCACCGTCGGCACCTGGTACCCACCCTCTGCCGGCACCGGCGGCATGCTGGCCGAGGCGCAACTGCTGATCAACCCGCCGTTTGCCACTCAACCCATGACCCCCACCCCCATCACCGTCCACCAGGTCCGCCAGCAGGACGGCGACGTCCTATGGCGGGTCTGCCTCGGCAGCACCTGCCGCGAGACGCCGGACCTATGGCAGGCCCGGATCTGGGCTGAGCAGTTCCAGCGGCTGCGGGATGGTGAGCCGGAGGGGGATGGGGGGTGAAACCATTCATTATCGATCGCAACGTTGAAATCACTTGCCCCCAAGGGCTATTGACCAATGATGTATGGCAACTCTCAGATGGAGAAGTTGACGCTCGTGGTGTTGATCCAGAAAATCTGGCCGCATTAGTTCATGTTGCTCATCGCGCTGGATACTCATTGGCAACAAGGCCAAGCATGTTCCCTGTAGCAGCATATCTTGCCGCAAATGGTTCAATCAAGACTCATACGGACAAGAGCAGCGGTCTCAATGTGGCCTGCCTGATTGCAGCTGAAAAGCATTGGGACAAGCCAGAATTACTCACAAGACATGGCGCACTAGAGATAGGCCTTGGCGATGTATTTGTTTTCAATGCAGACCTGCCTCATGCATGGCTCAGCAATGATTTCTGCGTGCTGGCCAGCATTCAGGTCAAGCGGCGGAGGGCCTAACCAACACCGCCCATCCAGTCCCAGGCCCGTCGGCCTCCCAACGCCTCAGCCAGTTCCGCCGGCTGTAGGCGATGCCGGCGCCGCGGGAGTGGTTGACATAGCCGCCGCTCAGCATGTCGGCCTCCCCGTTCGGGTCGTTCATCACGAACCGCTCAGCATCGAACCCGATGCACAGCGTCCAGTGCCCTCCGCCCGTCGGCGCCGTCACGGGCCCCTTGTGGAGCCAGCCCACCGGCACCGGCCGGCCGGCCATGATCTCGGCCTCGAGCAGCCCCGGGGCAGCATTCGTCACGAACCTGGCATCCAGTCCCAGGGAGCGCAGCGCCTGGATCTGCGCCTGTGAATCGGTGGTGTCGCCAAATCGCGCACGGATCAGGTTGTACTCATCATCACCTTTCACCTTGCCGTAGAGCGCGGCGACCATCGCGCAGGTGCTGCTGAAGCACTCGCGGTGGCCCTGCTCGCTCCGGTTGTCCAGCTGCGAGAAATACGGCACCTTCAGGGTCCGGCCGGCCTCACCCCACAGCTTCACCTCAGCCTCACGCCGGCGCCTCAGGCCCGCCTCGCTGGGCCCGCCCGGGTTGACGTAGAGCCGCAGGGCGGCCGGCACGTCGGCCAGCCGAGACCTCCCCAAGGCCGCGCTGATCGTGTCGAACCCCGTGGCCCCGTAGAACCCAGCGCCGACGTTGTAGGCGAACGACAGCAGCGCCGCCTGTTGCCCGGGGTTGAGCTTCCTCCAGATCGGGATCCGCTGGGCCAGCTGTGAGCGCACGAAGTCGCGGACGTAGGAGTCCAGCATCTGATCCGCCACCGCCTGGGTGATGGTGTCGCCGCGCTTCACAGGGCTGCCGTCGAAGTGACGGGTGTTGCCCCAGCCGATGGTCCAGGGATCGCCGCCGGTCTCCGGGTCGGGATAGGCCTCAAGCCTGCAGCCCTCGAACTCCTTGATCACCGGCAGGGCGAGCTTGACCGCCGGATCATCGGCCGGCTTCGGCAGCGGAGCGGCGCGCCACAGCTCGCTGAACCGCTCGCTCTGCGGGCCGGTGAGCGATTCATCCAGGGCGGTCAGCGCCGCCAGCTGGTGGGGCTCCAGCCGGCCCACGCGGGCAGCGTGCTCGCACGCCCCGCGGACAGTGGCCCGGCTCATCGCTTGGCCAGGGGCGAGAAGATGCCGGCCAGCAGCTCGACGCCGCGGTAGAACCGGGCGACCAGCCGCGTCGTCCTTCGGGGTGTCGGTCAGGTTGACGATCAGCACGGCGGCACCGTGCAGGGCCAGGAGGATCTCCAGCAGGTCGCGGATCTCGATGTTCATGGCGTAGGGTCGGCGGTCATCTCTACGGTAGCGACCGGCCACAGCCGATCAATGCCCACGGTCACCATGACCGGCAGCACCAGCGAGCAGACCACCGCCAGCACCAGCACCTGAGCCCGAGCCTGCTCCAGCCGGTTCAGGCGGGCGTAGACGCCGGCGTCGCCGCCCATGGCGTCCCGCGCCTCGCGCTGGTCCTGGATCAGCCGGTCCACCTTCGTTGAGATGGCGACCACCTCACGAAGCAGGTCCAGGTGGTTGACGCGGTCGGGGTCCATGTGTGCGGCGCGGCCGGTTTCAGGCTACGTAGGCGGCAGCCTCTTCGACCATCTGCTGCAGCTCCGGCCGCGGCCAGTGCTCAGCCCATGGGTCGATGTTGTCCGCCAGCATCCGCAGCAAGAGTGGATGGTTCCACAGCCGCTCGGGTGCGGCAGGGATGTAGCCAGGGTCAGACGGGAGCATGGTCAGAGAGCGATGGTGTCATTGATCTGGGTGCCGTCAGCACGGCTGATGCCGAGCACCCAGCTGCGGCCACCCATGTTCAGATCCAGGGTGGTGCTGCCGTTGTCCTTGGTGGTGATCACAGGATTAGCCCCTGACGGGTTGGGCTCTCCATAGCTGGCCGAGGCTGGGGTGTGCGGCAGGGTGAAATCTGCCAGGTTGCTGAGGTTGGACCCGGCGCGACGCATGACCATGGTGAACAGTGGAGAGCCGATGCGCCATACATCGCTGCCCATTGATACTCTGACAAAGCCTTCAGGGCTGCCGACTGCATTCCCGAGCAGGAATCCCCTCGATTTGGTGGAGTTGTATCCATTGGCGCCGAACTTGCCGATAAAGCCCGAGTGAATCTGCCCCGATGTCGCATAGGCAGCATTAGGCCACCATGCCCTGGAGATTACCAGTTCGGTATTGACGTGAAACAGCTGATCCAGGAATGGTCCGTCAGTGTCATTCGCCGGATAGGACAGCGACGATGATGTGCTGCTGTTGGTGATGAGGTGAATGTGATTCGGCAGATATTTGCCGCCGCCGGCACTGTTGTCCTTGTAGTAGCTGAAGTCATAGGCCGACCCTGTCCCCTGTCGAACCCAGGTGATGCCACCAAGCTGAGCAAGATTGAACTTCGCGTCAAGAACTGCAGATCCGATTAGGGTGTGATAGAACTGACGCCATGTCCAAGGTGTGCTAATCGCTGAAGATCCATAGTGCAACACATTGGCGCGAGGCAGCGAATTGGTGCAACCAATCCCAGCGCTTGTAATCGTCGTATTGCCCCTGATGTAGACGTTGCTGAATGTCAGCGGCATTGCAGTGTTCGTCTCAATGTAAGGGTTTCGAACTCCACCCAGCTGCTCTTTATGTGACGGAAGACCAGGTCCGAGGATCAGATCCTGCAGGATTGCAGCATCAGTAGCGCGGCCTGACAGGTTGATCACTGGTAGCGTAGTCCAGGTATCGAAATTGCCAGTGAATCCGGTTGATGTTCGGATGCTGTTCAGCAGCGTGTCAACGTTGGTGCTGGTCGTGGTGCTGTAGGTCAACGCTTGAATCTGGGCTGAACTTCCCCATCCAGAACCAGATCCGGGGCCGGGGCCGTCCAGGTCGTAGCTGTAGACAAACTTCAGCGGATCGTAGAGGTTGTTGCCGATGGCCTTGATGATCTCAGCCAGGCCGAGGAATGCAAAGCCGCCTTTGAATTCAACGGAACGGTTGAATCGCATCTCCATCCCGACGCAGTTGATGTGCAGGTTGGTGTTTCCGCTTGTGGTGCCGGCGGCTCCAGCGTTGCGCACTCCCAGTCGGAATGCGACGAGGTTAGGGATTGAATTGAAATTGTCGTAGCCAGTGCCGTCGTAATAGTTGTTTGCGACCGAAGATGACCCGGTGCTGTTGCTCGGGAATGGCGTTGCGGTAAAAGACGCATTCCACGCTTCAAACCGCACTCGGCAGTTCCATACCGATGACGGATCGTAGAGTCCTGGCGCAACTCGAACGACGCCGATCTGTTCACTGCTGGCCAGCACGCTGTTGAGGTACTCTGCTGCCCGTGCGAATGTCGGAATAGCATTGCCGGCGGTAGTCGGTGGCTCGGTGATCATCTGCGCCAGGGTCCTATCTGTTGATCCGGCCTTCACGTAGACGATCAGAGTGCCAGATGCGGCCGAAATCAACTGCTGGGCCTGCCTCCAGGCGTTGAGCCCCGCCAGGGTGACAGCCTCAGGGCTGCCGTTGATTGCCGCGTCAGACGTGGCCGTAGGCGCCAGGCTACCTGTCTTCTGCAGGTCTGCAAGCTTCGCCAGTCGAACCGGGCCCAGCTGAGTGGTCTGCCCTGCGGCGGCATCCTGAAATGTCACCGGACCGTTGAAATCAGCCTGGCCGTCGACGGTCAGCAGGTTGGTAATCGTCAGGACGTCGCGCTCATTGCTCTGGCTGGTGTTGAGATCAGATGTGCCGAGATTCTCAACCGTCAGCGTCTGGCCCGTGGTAGTGTCCTCCAGTCCCCTCGGCGACACCAGCAGTCCATCCTCCTGGCTGCCCTGCGGAATGATCCGGCCACCGCCCTGCATTGTAAACAGGTACGTGAACCGGTTCTGTGCGCTCATGTCCTGGAACGCCTTCGGCACCGCCTTCGAGTAGTTGCCGGCGCCGCTGCTGAACCAGCGGTGAGAGCCCATCCACAGCGTTGATGGGCGGCGCCATTCGATCGCCCAATTCGCAGCGCCAGACGCAGCACCGCCTGCAGGCGTCACGGACGACAGTGCCAGCGTGTTGCTGGGGGAACTGGTCAGAGCTGGGTTGCGATTTCGGCTGGCCTCTGACCGTGGGATGAGCGCCGTGTGAGCATCATTGCTGCTGTACCCCAGCGCCGTCAGGAGCAGATGCGCTCCGAGATAATCAACCCCTGTCCGGTACTGTCCATAGATTGCGGCAGAACTTGTCCAGACGGTTGACCAGTTGATCCCGCAGGTGCTGGTAGTTTCGGCCCCGTCAGTGTCAGTGTCGAATATAATAATTGGCGCTTCATTCTTGAGGTTGTCCTCTGGCGCAAATGCTGAATCCATGTGAACCAGCGTCTCCTGCCACAACGCCGGATCTGGTGTCGCCGATGCCGTGGTCAGATCTTGGCTGTTGATCCAGTGCTTGTTGCCGGACAAGACGACAGTGCCGGCTCGGTAGAACGTTGAGTTCGCATAGTTCACCGCCGTGCCGCCGCGGCGCAGTGTGACCTCAGCAGTCTTGACCACCCCAGCGCCAGGGGAGGCGCCAACTCCGGTCGACGTGGCCATGATCAGCTCAGAGCTGGTCAGAGCCCTGGCGATTGATCCGCTGGTGGTGTCAGTCTGCAGCACATAGTGAGCGGCTGGGATCCTGACGTTGGTTGTATTGCTGAGCTGCAGCGACAGCCGCCGTTCCGATGGGCTGCGAGTGTCAACAAGCCGTCGCACATACACGCGAGATCCAATCGCAAGGCTGACGCCATCCCCGCCAACCTCGACTGCACCGCCGCTGGGATTGGTTGCGGCTGCAGTGATGTTGATGACCGCCGGAGCAGCGCTGGCCCATGCGCTCGCGGTCATAGTGGCACGCCAGTCGGTGCCTTGCGCATTCTCAATCCAGACGTAAGTGCCGCTCGGCAAGCTGTAGCCCTTTTGGCCCAGTACATCTGGAACCGTCAGGCTCGATCCGTAGGGTGCGAGCGCATCGACAAGGGTAATGGTGCTGCTGCTGATTGCCGAGACCGTGCCGAGGTAGATCCGCTGAATGTTGCCGCTCTTGTACTGCGGGCTCAGTGGCACTCGGATGGCTGAGATCTGCCAGCTCTTGTCCTGTGGCAGTGCCGCCGCCCGGTAGCCCTTGGCCAAGCCAGCGCAACCGCCGAAGCTGCTGTTGCCGTTGTTGCTGTCAATCTCGCCGCCAGTGTCAACGAACGACTGCAGCGCTTCGCCGATGTCGAAGATAGAAACTTTCTGGATGAAAGCCTCATTGATCGCAGCAACACCAACCGACCGCCGAGCTGGATTTGGCCTCAGGTTGTCAGGGGTTTGGGCGATGTAATCAGCATAATCAGTTAAGCTGACCCAGCTGCCGCCGGAGTATTTCTGCCAGCAGTTCAGATCTTTCTGCAAGCTGACGCCAGTGAAGTTAGCCAGCACAAATGATTTGAATCCTTCGACCTTCGTACCATCGGCCCACAGTCGGCCCATGCCGTAGTCCGAGCGAACTGAGCACTGGAAGATGTAGAAGCTCGCCGAATTGGTGCTGTCCCAGCTGGCGGATGGATTGCCCGAGATTGGCGCCGCGATGGTGTACTCAGTGCCGCGAGCTGCGAGGTACGCCTGAGACAGATTCCCGCCTGATCCGCAGGCTGTCCAGACGTTGGCATAGAACGCATTCAGCTCGGCCTGGGTAGCGTGGCCGAACGCACTCAGCAGATGGTGTGATGACGTAGTGCTGAGGTTGTCCCGGAACGTCAGCCCATAGGCGTAGCCGCCGCCTGTGGTCTTGAAGATCTGTCGCCGCAGGGAATAGGTGGCGATGCCACTCGCGTAGGTTGGCGTCTCATCGACCGCACCATTCGGCACCCAGCTGGGCCTGAGGATGGTGTGACGCAGATCACCGGTGAGGCTGACGATCGCGGCGCCACGCGGCAGCAGGACGCCGCCCTCGGTCGGGTTGAACTTGATCAGATGCTGCCAGGTGGGCTCAAAGCCATCGGCCCACTGGCTGACGTTGATGGCGGATCCGTCGGTGCTGGGGTTGTTGTAGACGATGTGCAGCGCTGGGCTCAGCACAATGCACACGCAATCAACGTGAGCCAGTGGATCGCTGATGTACCAGTTCTTGCTGGTGATGATCGCCGCTTCAATGATTGCGCGGTTGATCGTCTTGAAAGGTCGATTGCGGGTGTAGCCGCAGACCAGTCGCTGATTCTCAAGCCGCTTCAGTTTCTGCGCAACAATCTCCTCTGTCGTGCTGCCGCCAGCGGCTTCAGTGGTGTTGTAAGACCCAGCGGCGAAGAAGTCGCGGCCGATGTACGGATCAACGTACAGGACAAACGGCGCTGTCAGCGGATCCGTTGACTCGCTCGACCCGCTGATGATGTTGGCATTGCCGATGACCTGCCGCAGGCCGTCCAGCATTGCAGACAGCTGCGCTTTCGCGGTGGACTGGTCTGCCGCCAGCGGCCAGCTGCCGGAGTCGCCTGCCCTCTTGACGATTGTCACTGTTACGCCATCGGATGCCCATGGTCAGCCTAGCGGCCATAAAAAACCCCCGATGCGTCCAACACCGGGGGCAGGGGCCACTCACTTCACCTCTGGCATCCTACCCCATCCGCAGCTGGGTTTCACCCAGGACCAGATACGCAGCTGACCCAGCGATCAGCTGCCGGGCTGCCGTCTGGATGCCCGTCCGGGCCAGCAGGATGTCGGCCTCATACCACAGCGCACCACCCAGTCGTGGATCCCGGCATGGGTTCGCACCTGGCGCCTCGGCGTTGCGCTGGCGGTGCAGGTAGAACCGGGCCCGGGCCCTGCAGCCACGGTCGAGCATCATCACCAGCCGCAGCAGCGCCGTGGCGTCCTGGCTGCCGCTGCGGTATGACCGCTCCACATCAAACTGCAGAGTCCCGGATCCACGCACCAGCGCCTTGACTGAATCGCCGAAGGGCTCAGCGAGGGCTGTGGTGTCGGCGGTCGCCGCCTCCTGGTCCAGCGTCCATTCCGCCAGCTGGGCCTGAATCTTCCACCCGATCAGCTCCGTGCCGGCTGCTGCAGTTGGAATCTCCGTCACCATCTCCGCCGGCAGCTCCGGCTCCGCCAGCGGCAGTAGCGCCGCCACAGACTGAGACAGCTGCAGCAGCGCCGATTGATAGGCCGCAGTGGCAGACCAGGGCGCCAGGACCAGGGCGCCGAACGCAACGCCAACGATGGGCAGCAGTCCAGTCGCGCCGCCGTTGATGCCGTTCAGCTCTGAGTCGTAGAGCGCCAGCCGGCCGAGAGTGTCGCGGCCGATGTAGCAGCTCAGCTGCTGGGTGAGGCCGGTGCCAGCCGTTGACTCCCAGAATGCCGCCGCATCGCTCGCCGCCCAGTACGGCCCGGCGTCGGTGGTCCGGTGTGCGGTGGCGGGGCCAGCGGTGCCCTGGCCGCCCCAGTGGCGGTGCCCATCGGGGCAGTCGGCATAGCCGTTCAGATTGACGTCAACCGGTAGCCCTCGGCTGCAGGTCAGCAGCACCCGGTCCCCGGGCCAGTAGCCAGGCTCTGACAGCCACAGCCGGCCGGAGTCGAACCGGGCGTCCGTGATGACGGTGAGAGGTGGCCACTCGCGGCTCAGCTCCAGCTCCCCGCCGGTCCCGAGCAGGCTCATCAGACCGTCCCCGAGATCTCGTTGAACGTCAGCTGCACCGGCACCTGCACCAGGTCACCGACGGCGACCGACAGCCCGACAGATCCGAACAGGACCGATCCGCGGACGTTGCGGTCCAGCAGGATCAGCTCAAGGCTGCGGATCGTGTCGTCAGCGGTCAGGGCCTGCTGCAGGATCGTGCTGGCCTGGCTGCTGCGGTCATACAGCAGCGTCGCCGATCCGGAGTAGGACCGCAGCCCGTAGACGTAGGAGCGCGAATCCTGGCCCAGGGCGGTGTCCTCAGGCAGATCGGCCTGGAGCTGCAGCGACACGTCCCGGGCCTTGGCCACACCGATCCCATCGAGCCGCAGCTCAGCGTCTCTGGATGTCAGAACCTGGGCCACGGCTGCCGATCAGGGATAGGGTCAGGGTAGCGGGGCTCAGACCGCCACAGCCCGCAGCTCCACCGTCACGCCCACCCGCCCGCGCAGATCGCGCTCCTGGGCCTTCTGTGGCGGACGGTCCGGGATGAATCGCCACTGCAGTCCCGGCAGGTCCGGCGCGGTGCCCGGCGCCCACACCGCATCCGGCAGGTCCAGGGCTGTCATGCCGCAGCCGCTCGCCAGCCATGCCGCCTCAATCGCATCCCAGTCGCTCATCGGCCTCGCGTCGAACCGCAGCGACAGCCCGGCATCTACCGCCAGGCTCCCCCTCCGGCGCCGGAACGTCAGGCCCGCCTCTGATCGGCTCTCGCTGATCGGCACCGCAGGCGGCTGGTACTGCCGGCTGGCCGGGCGGATCGCAGGGAATGGCACGCTCACGAGATCACCACCTGATGCAGATCCGACCTCCCCAGTCTGCTGACCCTGTACGTGCCGCTAGCGGTGCCGCTCATGTCCAGCAGGGCCCCGCCCGGGGTGGCCGCCACAGTGAACGCGTCGGCGGTCAAGCCGCCTGCCCGGACCCAGTAGGTCGTCTGCTCCAGCAGACCTGTCGGAAGGGTGCCGGCCGTTGCAGTGAACGTCACCTGGTCGTCTGCCGCCAGCCCATGGGCCGTCGCTGTCGCCGTGTCGGTGCTGAGGTTGAATGTCACCGCCTTGTCGACCACTCGATCCGTGGCGGTGAAGCTGCCCACCCGACACGCCAGCTGGTACGTGCCGGCACCGGTGAACGTCACCGAGCTGGTGACGCCGTTCGTGCTGCCGAACGCCACCGCACCGCCAGCTGGGATGACGGGCGCCGTCCAGCTGTAGGTCAGATCTGTCGCATCGCCCGAGACCGCCGCTGAGTAGCTCGCCGTCGCCGGGCTGGTGCCGGTCGTCGCGCCGCTGATCGTCACGGTCCCGATCGTCGTGGTCGCGCCGGCCGCTGCCGCCAGGATCGGGTGCGTGTCGGTGATCGTCACCCCGCCACGCGTCACGGCACAGCTGGCGGTCTTGGCCCCGGCGCTGCTGGCGGTGATCGTCGTGGTCGCGGCCGATGCGCTGCCGAACGTCAGGCCGGCACCGGTCCAGGCATAGGTGAATCCCGCCCCGGTCCCGCTGATCACTGCCGCGTAGCTGCCGGCGACGCCGACGGTCAGGGTGCTGGGGCCCGTGATCTGAACGCCAGTGAACGACGCCGTCAGAGCGCCCGGCGCGTCAGTGCTGCCAATCGCGCCCTCGATGATCCAGTTGCCCGCCACCTCCCAGCCGGCCGACACGTCGCTCATGCCCTGCTGATCCGTCGGCCAGTGCAGCGCCGTGACCTCGATATTGCCCCGGTCGTTGAACGCCATCGACTGCACCTTGTAGGTGGTCTCAGTTCCGAGCACATCCGCCAGGGTGAACACCGCCTGGCCCTGCCCCACGGCACGCCCGTCGGCCACCTGCAGATCGGTCTCCTGGATCTGCCCGACACCATCCCACAGCAGCACGGGATAGGAGCCATCGGCCAGGGCCTCGCTCGCAGTGATCGTCCCGTCGGCCAGGATCGCTCCATTCCTCGGTGACGCGTAGGCGACGGTCTCCATCGCCAGCCGGAAGCATCGCCCGGGGCTCAGGGTCGCCTGCTGTGGGATCGTCTCAAACGTGACCTGATGAGTGATCAGCCGCTTCATGCGGGCCTTCAACTTGCCGACGTCGATCGCATGGCGCTCGCTGGTGCACCAGTCCGATAGATCCAGGGTCTCCAGCGGTGCCGTCTCGCTCGTGCCGGCCTCGCGGATTGTCACCTCCCGGATAACCGGAAACAGCCCCCGATTGCTTCCGTCGCCCTCTGCTCTCCTCTCCTCCCTCCATTTCACCGATACTCGGCACGGCTGCCGTTCGGACTGGTCGACATAGCTCAGCTTGAATGTGCCCTCAACGATGTTGCCGGCGTTGAACAGTCCAGTGATCTCCTCCGCCTGGTCGAACAGCACCGCCGGCTGCAGGTAGCTCACTCCGTTGCGGGTCACTAGATCCAGCAGGAACAGAGCCGCGGTGTCGTTGCCCCAGCTGCGGATATTGACCGGCTGCTGCAGCGCACCGTCGTAGAAGTACCTGCGCCCTCTGGTCCACTCGGTCGCATAGGCGAATGAAGCCTGATCGACCTGCAGCGGGCTCAGGATCGACCCGACCCCGTAGCGTTCGTTCTGCAGTCCCGCTGCCAGCAGCTCAGGGAATGAGTGCGACCCGTCAATCCCGTCGTTGACGTAGACGCTCAACTGCCCCAGCTGGGTCGCCTCACTGCCGCTGCGGATGTTGACGCCGACCAGCGTCAGATTGTCGTAGCTCGGTGTCGTTGGCGCCGTATCGATCACATTGACGTAGGTCACCTCGTGCTCAGGCGCACCCGCGCTGGCGGTGATCTCGTCGTAGACGAACTGCTCCGCCAGCCGGGCCCACTCATCGACGTAGTTTCCGCCGTCAACATTCGGCATCCCGATTCCGCCGCGGGTGTTGATCGTGCATGGCATCTGGAACGTTGATGACTGGCGTGGCACGATGTCGCCCGGCACTCGCACCACCACCGACCCATCGCCCACCGTCAGCAGGGTCGACAGCCGCGCGTCGATCACCACCAGGTCACCGGTGGCCGTGCCGCTGCGCACCTCCCATCCGCTCACCGGGTCCATCCGCACTTCCCACCGCTGCCGAGTCGGGAACTCCAGCCGCAGGAATCCGAACTGAGCCTGCTGGGTGCTGCCAGCCGCCCCGAACAGCTGCGGCAGGGTTGACCAGCTGCTGCTGCTGCCGGCGATCCGGTAGCGCACCCGCCAGAACGAATATCGGGTCTCGGTCTGCGTGATCGTCCCGCTCTGGTAGATCGTCACCCGCAGGATCTGATTCGGCGGCAGGTAGCTGAGGTTCATGTAGTCGCATGCCCGGCCATCGACCTCCGCATAGGGCAGCGCGTCGCGGAAGTTCATCAACCCGCCGACCCTGATGCCAACCGTTGAGCGGATGCCGATCTCGATCACCTGCGCCGGCTGCGGCACCGCCACCGTCGCCCGGGCCATCCGCAGCACGTGCGGCGCCGCGGTTCCCGATCTGGTGCCATCGGTGCCAGGGAAGTCGGCCGCGCCGGCCTCCACCACCTTGAACGTGGCTGTCACGCTCACCCCGCCACCGATCGGCTGCTGATCCACGTCCGACCGGAACACGTCGTCCGATGGGCTCCTGGCGCTGCAGACGCAAACCGCCGACCCGATCCGGTACAGCTCGCCGACGATCAGCGCATCATCCCAGCCACGCTGCCGACCGGACACCGCTGAGCCGATGTCTCCGCGCGACTCGCTGTAGTCCCCAGACCCGAACGTCAGCGCCGCCTCGGTGCTGGCATCCAGCAGCAGGTCCAGCTCGTCATCAACCACCAGGGCGTTGTCAACCACTGGGCTGCCGCCGCGGCGATGGGCGGTCAGGCCGCAGCGGCTGGCGCTGATCGCATCGCCCTTCGCCCGCTGCGCCGTCGCGGCATTGTCGCGGCTGCAGACGATCAGCCCATAGCCCTGCTCCGTCAAGGCCTTGTCCCGCGGCGTCTGGACATTCGCCTGGGTGATCGGCCTGATGCTCGGGTTCACCCGGTACGCCAGTCCGTTGCCGATCGGGCTGTAGACCCCGAACGTGGTCTGGGTGGAGGGGGTGTAGGTGTAGCACGTCGCCGGGACCCACTCGTTGTTCAGTCCCCGCACCTGAAACACGTCGCCCGCCCCGGCCGCCTCGGCATTGCCCGGATCGTTCGCCGCCAGCCGCCCGGCGATGCGGTCGCTCGCGCGTATTCGTCCCCCGCCAGGGCGGTGGTAGAGGGTCACCCGGGCCGACTGCTCACCGGCCGCCCCCAGGTCGTAGGCGGACAGGAGGTTCTCCCCAAATGCGAACTGCTGCGGGTCGATGCCCGTCACCGAGGCCTCGCCGACCAGGTAGACGGCTCTCAACATCTGGCTGCCGCCCAGGCTCACCATCTGGGACCACAGCAGGGGGCAGTTCACCCTGACGCCCCCGTAGGTCACGCCGTCGATCGTCTCGCGGTGGGCCCACACCACCGGCACCGTGGCGCCCAGCTCAACCGTATCCTGGCTGCTGCTGATGCCGGCTTTCGGTGCGAACTCGGTGCGGCTGACCAGCTGCTGGCCCTGCTGCTGCTCCTGTCGCAGCTCGCCCGGCCGAGCCCTTGATGGCTGCTTCAACCGCGGGCGCGGGGTCAGCAGGTAGGCGGCGGCAGAGAGCGCCGCGCTGATCGCCAGGTTGATCAGGATCGGGATCAGCAGCACCGCCTGGGGCCCTTGCGCCGGCCGCTGGCGAGTCATGCGCTCGGCCTCCACCTGGAACCGCCGATACTGCGCCTCCGTCAGGCCCAGGGCGGTCATGATCTGCCGATCGATCGGCAGCAGCAGTCGCTGGCGGCGCTTCCCGAGCATCAGAACCTCGCGTCTCCCGTGGGCGGCAGGGCGCCGACCATCGCCTGGGTCAGCACCCGTCGCGGCCAGTCGCCGCCGATCGCATCCAACGGGCTGCCCAGGGTCAGGCTCACCTGCTGCAGGTCATGGGTGTAGCCGGTCACGGCGTAGGTGTCGATCATCTGGACTCCGGTTTCGTCCAGCGTCTCAGGATCAAGCCAGACCGTGCGCACCCTGGCGATCCACAGATCATCCGCCGCTTGCTTCCAGATGTTCAAACCCAGCGTGTTCGCGTGAAACGCCAGCACCGCCTCAGCATTCGGGAATCCCAGGTCGATCGTCGCACCGGAGTATTGGAACCCCGCGAACAGATAGTCCACCCCCTCGTAGGTCCGCGTCTCGCCGACATGGAACTGCTGAAACGCATAGCCGGTGGGCGCCCCGTCTCGGGTCAGGAACTGCAGGTAGACGCCCTCTGCGATGTCGTGGTCCATCAGATCCCCACCGACCGCCGGGCCGCCGGGCTGCCCTGGAGGGCCCGCTGCTGCCGGGCCGTGCTGCGGGTCGCCGCCGCCTGGGCCAGCGCCTGCGCCTGCTCTGCGGTGACGTAGTCCACCGAGTTGATCCGGGTGGTCTCGATCTGGATGCGCATGGTGCC